TCACTTCACGACTTTGAGCTTGGCAATCGCGCTCGCTGCCAGCGTCTTCTTATTGGCCTCTCGGCAGTATGTCTCGACCTCGGCAAGGTTCTTATGGCCGGTGATAGACATGATTTCGTGTGCAGTGCATCCTGCCTCTGCCAGACGGCGGCAGGCCGCTTTGCGTAGTCCGTGAGGTGAACTATTCGAAGGAAGACCCGCCTTGTCCGCTGCTTCCCCTATCCAATTTGAAAACGCCTTTTCCGACCGTGAGGCGCCCTGCGACGTGACGATGAAATTCAGGTGTTCGGGCTTCGTGGCGTCGATGATCTTGCGGAAGTCGTCATGGATGGGAATTTGAAGTTCGGTCGTGTGACCACTCTTCTTTGTTGTCAGCACCAGATTTGAGCCCTGAATATGCTGGCGTCCAAGCCGAACAGCATCAGAACGGCGCAAGCCGGTGTACAGTAGGATTTCGAACGCGAGCCGTTGCGGGGTATTCTCTCCCCACGTGGCGCGAAAGCGGTCGATATCGCCTTCCGTCCATGTTCGATAACCAACCGTCTTGTGTTTAACACGTCCTGCCATCAGCATAGGATTGTCGGTGCGATAGCCCCAACGCACAGCAAGCTGCATGAGCTTCAGCAATCGCTTGCGAAGGTGGTGCGCTTGAGACGATGAGCGCGCCGCGACCTTCCCGAGTATCCCGTCAATATGCTTAGTGCTTATGGTCGCAACAGGGAGGTGGCCGTAGTCCTTCCGGAACAGTTCGATCAGATTGCGGTAGGAGCGTCGTGTTTCCTCTGCAAGCGGCGTGAAATCAGCGGACCCATAGTATTCGACGATGAGCGCGTCGAACGAACCGGCCTTGGTCTTTTCGGCCCCTGCCCCTTCGTTTTTCACGTCAGGCAGCATGTCTTTTGCCTTATGATAAGCAACCCAGAACGCTTCAGAAAACAGCGGTCCCGGCAAAGCAATGTTCGGCTGGTACGGTTTCTTGAAGTATATCCGAGGCTTGCCTAGGCGGTCTTGGTACGCGTGAACATAGGGTGGCTTTTTGATCTTCATGGCTTACTCCCGAAGACAGCTTCATCCCATTCGCTGACCGATGAGATTTTCTCAGGCTCCCCTGTCAAAACTCTATAGCCGCCTCCCGGCAATGTCTCGACAGCGGCCACGTGCTTGCCCATTCCCTCCAGCATTTTGGCGGCTCGACGTGCCGCAACGATGCCTGTCACCGGTTTAGGCCCGGATTGCGCCTGTGCCTTTTCCTTATATCGCTGCACAATTCCGCGAATGAACTTCCGTCCCTTCGCCTGTTCGCTTGGGAGTTTCGCAACGTCGGTCATCGTGACCCCGCTATTCGATCTCTGTGTATATGCCACATTGCCCTGTGCGTCCCATCCAAGCCGAAGGGACTGCAAACTGAACGCCCGGCGCCCCTGTCTCCTTCGGAACCGTGTTTCTCATAGCGAAAACCTCGCCATCGGAAGTGCGGAAAAGTGAGGTCGTTTTTCCATCTGGCGCGACGACAAAAGCGTAAACGCAATCTCCATTTTTAGTCGCCCGAAAGAGCGTGACATGCGCTGACGCACCCAAGCTCTCTGCAATTTCTGCGACATTCTCCGTTGGCACGAATGCATTAACTCCATTAGCTTCGCATTCGATTGGAAAGCGCTCACGTCCACCATCCGGGAGATACATGTACGTTATCGCATTGGAACCTTCCGGCGTTTCGATGAACGCAGCAAGATCGGCCAGCGTAGCGTTGAGAAGTTCATCCTTGTTCATTTATTTACTTTCAAGTTGGTGAGCTGGTGTAGTGCCTTCAGCGGCTTGCTTGGCGTCTTGAAGCATCTTCAAGATTTCGGAGTTCATTGATCTGCGGTTCACTTCGGCTTGGCGAGAAAGCCAATCCCGGATGTCAGCAGGCATTCTCAGCCCAAATGGTTTGGCGGCCTCGGTCATGGGTGCTCTCGAAGTATTGATGGCTTCGTATTGACTACATTGTGAAGTGATTGCGGTCAATTCTTTTTTCGCTACATTATGAAGCCATGAGAAAATTGAACGATGACGAGCTGAAAGTTGCAAACATCAAGCCATTCGGGCTGAGGTTGCAACCCGGACTTAAAGACTGGATTGAAACTGCAGCGCGGCTAAGCAATCGATCAATCAACGCGGAGATTGTAGATCGCCTTGAGAGGTCATTTTTAGCGGACTACAACCCACAGGTATCGCTAATTGCGTCACATGAGCAATCGCAACTCATGCGCCTAAGTGAAACGGTTAAGAGCCTTGAGCAGAGGATTGCGAAATTAGAGCAGAAGCGTTGAAAATTCCCGCAACGCGTGCTCCCCGCCGATGCTTTGGAGTTGTAGATGACGATCCAGGCCAAGTACGTATCCCCTAGCGTCAAGGAGACAGCGTTCAATTGCCCGCACTGCGGAGCGCTAACGACACAATTCTGGTATTTGCTGAAAGCTGAGTACAAGTCAAAAGGTGGGCTGCCGTTTATCATCGATGCGGAGGCAGCAAAAGATGAATTCCTTGAAATTCAAGACTTGGAACAGCGTGAGAAAATGACCGCTTGGTTCCGTCAGTTGGCGACGGGTAGACCATTGTTAAAAAGCAGTAACGATACCAGTTACAGCCTTGAATATCTGTACAACGTTCATGTCTCCCGATGCTATAATTGCAATGAAATTGCAGTATGGATTTTTGACAGGTTAATATACCCTCAAAAAGGCGAAGCTCCTCTTGCAAATCCAGACCTTCCGCAAGAGATATTGCAAGATTATAATGAAGCGAGTTCAATTCTTGATCTTTCCCCGCGAGGTGCTGCTGCTCTGATTAGACTTTGCATTCAAAAGCTTTGTAAGCATCTTGGTCAAGCAGGAAATAATGTCAACGAGGACATTAAGGCTTTGGTTTCCGCAGGCCTTGACGTTCGGGTGCAACAAGCCTTGGACGCGGTTCGTGTGATTGGTAACAATGCTGTTCACCCCGGTCATATGGATTTGAGCGATGATCGTGCCACAGCGCAAAGCTTGTTTCGGTTGCTCAACCTGATAGCCGAGAAAATGATTTCGGAGCCTAAGCACGTCAACGAAGTTTATGCCAATCTGCCGCCAAGCGCATTGGCTGCAATACAAGCACGGGACAAAAAGTGATGAATGCCTTGACGGGATCAAGGATCATTGACCTCTTGAAACGTACAGGTCACGTCCACGGCATTGACATCACGTGGTTCGGATTGCCACTCTGTACAAATCCATTTCCTCGAATTGCCATCGCCTAGCGGGTCATACCAGAACGGGGTAGTTCCCCGCTTCCCGGCGAAGAATGCCATCATGTCGCAGGCTTCGGTCAGGGTGACGTTGCCGAAGACGAGCTTCATATTTGAAAGCATCGTGTTCCTGCCATCCGGCCTTCTCTGAGCGTAAGCTCCGCCATAGTCGTTGGACAGGACACGCGGGCGAATGGTCTGTGCAGCGGAAGTAGCCGAGCTTCCCGGCGTGAGAGGAACGAAGGTGTCAAAGGTGGTCATTCAGGTAAATCTCCCTCGCTGGCGGATCATGCCCCCCGGTCGCAATTGTTTCGAAGTGAAGTCGGCCATCTTGGCTTCAAGGGCTTGATTGACCTGTTTGGAGATGCTGCCCGCGATTGCCTGGCTATCTTCCCGGCTGGCGTTACCCTTGATCTCGACATTAATATGGGTCGTCGGGGAGAAGACGGCGGGTTGACCGTTGCCGCGTGCCGCGCCGCCGATATTGCTAGGCGAACCGCCGACATAGCCGCCCGACGCGAACCCCTTCAGCGCTGCTCTATGGGCAGCGTCCAGCTTGCCCGCCCCAATCTTGCGAACGGCCTTCGCGCTCATGACATATTCGCCACGATGTACGATGCCAGCGGGTTCACTCTTGCCGCCGTCGCCTGTGTATCCACCGGACGCGAAGCCAAGCAGGCCGATGAGACCCTTGCCAGTTCCGGATGCAAATGGACCCTCATTGAGGATCGCGGCCTGAAGCGCCGCCCGAATGATGGCGCTGGCAAGCTGCTGCATTGCCTGCTGTGCTGTTTCTGTCCCGGTGATTAGACCGGTCAAGCCATCGACGGCCTGTTCCCCGAAGAACTTCGCAGCTTGTCCGGCATTTTCCTGGCTCTTGCTGAGGCTCTTTACCCGCGTTTCCGCGTAGGCCATGCCCTGCGCAAGTTGGCTGATCTTCGAACGTTGGGCTTCCGACAGGGTAATACCGGCCTGCTGCGCCTGCGCCAGTAGCTCTTGCTCATGACGGTAGGCACTTGCTTTCTCGGCTGACATGCCAAGCGCCTGTTGTTCGGTCTGCTGCGTCGTGATGAACTGGCTCGCCCCGGCAATCAGCTTCGTATATGCTTCGGATTGAGCGTTCAGCTTATCGGCATTGTTCTGCTGCGCATCCATTGCGGACTTCCGGCGAGCGCTGCTGTCTTCGATATGCCAAGCTTCGTTCGACAGCGGGAATGACAGGCCGAACTGGCTGGCGTTCTGATGAAACCAGTCACGAGCGCTGCTGTCGCTGAACGACAGGTCCGCCGCATTTCCCATATTGTGTTCGGATTTTCCGGGCGGGGCTACCCAGTGGCGAGCGGCTTCCGGGGAACCATACTTCGCGAGGGCGTCGGCCCAAAGCTGTGCCTGCAGTTCGGGGGAGCGATAGCCGCTGAAAATGGTCGTGGCGTCCTGAACCGACTGCGGAGCAGATGCGAAGGCCTTGGCCAACTTGGCCGCAAAGCTATCTTCCAAGCCCGTTATCGATTGTTGCGATTTCCCGGCGACAAGGAAGCTGCTCAAGAAACTGTCGGCGTTCTTCGCGGCTTGATCGCCTAGCACGTTGGACCGGGCCCTGTTCGCCAAGTCGGTGGCTTGCTGGATTTCGCCCATTGTGCGGGCGTTGGTGACGGCCTGCGTATATGCAGCGTTGATCTTGTCGAGGTCCGAACCTGCCTTGGCCGCTTCGGCAAGGGCAGGCACTGCGGCCTGTAGGTTCTTGAGCGCGGTGGCGTAATCTTCGGCCCGCTGTGCCGCCGCTTCCATCGCCTTGTCGCTCTGGTCGGTGATGGTGTTCAGGCTGCTCAGCGGTTCGGTCGTGTCCTTGATGGCCTCGTGAAGCTCTTGGATTTTGTTTTTGACTTCGCCCATTTCCTGCCGCGAAGCCTCGTCCAAACCCAAGGCCTTTTTGAGCGGGGTCATTTCGTTAAGGATGATTTGAAGCTGTGCCAGCCGGTCGTTTAAGTCGGCGAGGTCGGAAAGCTGCTGACTGCGTTCCGCCCCCTTCTGCACCTGATCCAAGAAGCCGGGCGGAACTTTAAGCCAGTGATCGGCGCCGACACTCTCGCCCAGCTTGCTGATATAGTTGGCGCTGTCCGAAGCGACTTTCATCACGTCGAGGAACGCACTCTTGGCGTTGGTGCCGAAGTTCGCCCACGTCTTCGACCACGCCGCATCGATATCCTGGGCCTGCTTAATCTGCTGATCGGTCAGGATGGCGGCTTCCTTGCGCAGATTGCGGATAGCATCGCCACCCTTTTCCAGAAGCTTCGGAAGCTGCTCGCCACCCTGCCCGCCGAACACTTCATCAGCGATGCGGAGACGGCCCGCTGTGGGCATGTTCTTCACGCGGTCGGCAATATCTTCCAGAAGCGCGGCGGGGTCTTTCAGCTTTTCCTTCAGGTCAGCGGCGCTGTAACCGAGACGCTTGAAGCTGTCCGCTCCCGGTCCTGATCCTGTCTGAATGAACTCGTCCGCCCGAAGTGATAGCTCCTTCATGGCGTCGGTCAGGGCGTCGATAGGAATGCGGTTGGCCGCTGCGACATAGCCCAACTGCTGAAATTCCTTGGCAGACAGACCGGCTTTCTTGGCCTCGTCTCCGATCTCAGCAATACCCTTGGTGATCTCGGCAAACCTCCCGATGATCTCTTGCAGGCCGATGGCGGACAGCGCCCCGACGATGCCAACGCCGAATTCCTTGCCCATCTTGGCGAAGTTGTCACCGATACGTGACAGGGATGACGACATAGACCGCTCAAGCCTATCGCCGGACTGTTTCGCCCGGTCTTCGATGGCTTTGAAGTTCTGGCTTGCGGTGCGGTTGGCCTTCTGGAAATTCTTCTCAAACTGATTGATCCGAGCTTCCAAGCTCACCACTAGCTGTTCGGTTTCGGTCGCCATATCCCGGCCTCGTCCCTCATTCAATTACGATACGGTGTCGGATTTTCCCGGCCCGCTGAACTCAATTGCGTCCGATGGTGCATTCACCACACCAGGAGCCCTTCCGAACGCTCGTCACTCTCATAGACTGATCGGGTATCCTCGCCGGTCGCGGCACGAGCCACGGCCATGGCGGCGGCAACTGCCCCGTCAATGCGGTCCTTGGACCGGCCCTTGTGGAAGGTCTTGTTCCCGGCTTTGTCGATCTCGACTGCGATGTTGTCGAAGCACCATCTGAGGACCGGATGTCCGCCATGCTGGAATTTCCCGGCGATGATGGCGCGTTCCAACTCTTTGACGGCGGGGGCCATGGTGACCCATCCTTGCCGCATCTCTATTGCCGGATAGCCATCCTCAAGCAGGTTGTTGAGGGTGTTCCGGGCAAGGTGCGGATCGAAGGCGATTTCCCGCACGTCGAAACGCTCGCATAGTTCCCGGACCTGATCTTCGACAGCGCGAAAGTCCACCACGTTGCCGGTGGTCGGCGTGATGAAACCCTGTTGCGCCCACAGCGGATAGGGCACGCTGTCATATTGCGCCTTCTTCGGCAGATTATCTCGTGGGCAGAAGAACCAAGGATGGACGATGTAGCCGCCCTGCCCGTCCCGCCATGCGGCAACGATCACGGTCAAGTCGGCGTTGGACGAGAGGTCCACGCCAAGCCAGCAAGCTTCATGCTCAAGCGTACGAAGATCGACGGGTTGCGAACCCTGATTATAGACTGCCATGTCAATGAACGGCGTGGCGGAATGGTCCAGCCATATATTAAGGTGTAGCTGCCGGAATGCGTCGCGGTCAGCCGGTCGTGAAGCCGCTTCGCGGGCAAGCTGGCGTAGGCCCTGAAGGTCGGGATAGCCGTAGGGCAATCCGGGGTTGGCGATGCGCCAATAGCTTTCGTCCTGCCAATCGGCATCGGCGGGGGTCTCATACAGAATAGGAAGTGTTGCCGGGTCATCGATCTCGCCACGCGCCACCTTGCGGGCATAGTCGATCACGTCGAAGGCGATGCTCTGCTGTCCCCTGCCCGCCGTGGTGATAACAACATTCAGCGAACCGGCAACTTTGACAAGGCCGGTCTTTATCACGTCCCAAAGATCGCGCTTCGGCCAAGCGTGAAGTTCATCGATCAGCGCGAATACGGGCGTACGGCCATGCTGCGTTCCCGCATCGCTCGACAGAGCTTCGATGAATGAGCCGTTCGGAAACTGAATGCGGTTCTTGTAGTCTTGCAGCTTGATGTGCTCGCCTGCGTCAAAACGGCGGGATGCTTGCCCCTTCCGCCAGATGTGCCCGCCCGCCGAAATGATCCCCTCGCACTCGCGAAGCCCGATCTTTGCTTGTTTCTGGTCTGCGGCTGTGAACAGCACTTCACCACCGGGCACGGCTTCCGGCCCATCCGTGTGGAGAAGAGCAAGGGCAGCGCCAAGGCTGGTCTTACGGTTGCCACGCGGCAGCATGATCACGACGTTGCGCACGATACGATTGCCGAGCTCGTCACGCGGCCCATAAATCTTGCGGACGATTTCTTCCTGCCACGGGTCAAGCTGGAATACCTGTCCCTCTAGGCGGCTCTTGGGATGCTTCAGCGTGCGAAGATAATCGACGGCCCGCTGACCATATCCGAGGGGATCAGCGATTTCCGGGTAAGGGTTGGCCGGTGCCACCTTCTTTTTGAGGATCAGTTTCACGGCCATGGCGAGTTGTCCCTTGCCGTGCATCGGAGGTCTAAGCCCTCCCGCCTTCCAAGTTCGGTGATCTCTTTGAGATTGAAGGACCGGCCCTGGAAGACAACGATGTCGGACAGCGCCAAGTCGTCACGATAGCGGATACGGAACACGGTCGCGGTTTCCGATGACGAACCGAATGCCCGCATGAACTCTTCCGTGTTTGCGGAAATCATCTGCGCTCGCATGCTGGCGTAGGTCGTCCAGCTTTCTTGCGGCGTGCCGTAGCTGTCCACGGTCGAGGTGGCGCGGATGACATCAATGAACTTGTCCAGCTTACCGGCCCGCATTATGGCAACTCCAAGACGCTGGCGGTGATGCTCACGACGCTATGAGAATGCGCCCCGTCCGGGTCGCGCATGAACCGCGAAGACGAGATATGAATGTCCGCCACCTGCAAGCCGGTCACGTTCCAAACTGTATCGGCCAAAGCTGCCCGCACCGCGCCCACAATCTGCTTGCACGAGACTAGGCCGATTTCCTCCGTCCATACGTGCACGTCTGTGAACACCTGATGCCGCTTACGAGCAATATCACCATCGGGCACCGTCTGCCCTTCACCGATCAGGATTGACGGGACCGTCGGCGGCCTGCCATTGCGATCTACAATCGAGGTTGCAGGTACCAGCGACGTGACAGCGGACGTTCCCACGAGCCGCGTGCGGATGGCTTTTTGAAGTTCGAGGCTCGGTTCGCTCATGCTTGCCACCTCGGTTTCACGGCCTTGCTGATCGCTCTCTTGATACGGCTGGCGATGCGCTTGCGGGAAAGGCGGTAAGCGGGCCAGAAGAATGGCTGCGCCGGGGCGCTTGCTGTGCCGTATTCCACGAGATGAGGATAGCGAACCTCGCTGTTGCCGGCTGTGACGAGCACTTCTAAAGGTCCGGCAAGCGTGCTGCCTCCGGGCTGGGAATATGGGGGCGTCGTCTGACGGGGCAATGTGACGGCGATGCTCTCCTTCAGGTCGCCTGTCAGCTCGGGGGCGAGCACGCGCATGCGGCCCTGAAGTTCGTCACCGGATAGTGACAGCGCCGGGATAACAGCTTGCCGAACAGCCATGGGTATGGCTTCCATCCGCTGCTTCAAGCGGTCCAACTGCTTGCTCAAAAGACGTACTCCCGATACGGGGCGACGAGATCGCAGACGCCAAAGGGAATTTCGTCGGCGCTCATGCCGATCAGGGTAGCTTCACGGTTTTCGTACCAGTGCGCGACAAGTTGGCGGACAGCCTCTTTCAGCGGGTTCGGCGTGCCGTTGGGAAAGGTCTGCACATCCCAAATATCCACGCCCATGTATTCACTCAGCCACTCTTCGGCGGCGATGATCTTGTCTGCAATCAGCAAATCATCGTCCTCCGTCGTGATATTCATGTGCGCCTTAGCGTCGCCAACGGTGATCAAACTCATGATTTTAATCCTGCGCTAGGAATAATTTCCAATGCAAATCGTGAATTGTGTGGGTCCGCCGGTCCTTTGACGAATGGCCGAAAGTTTGAACCAGCCCCGCGACTGTCGGTTGACATTGCAAGCGTCGTGCAGCAACTTCGGCGCTATGCGATGAGGGAGGGTAGCTATGCGTTGGAACAACGGATGGACGATGGTGGGCGGTATCGGGTTCGCCGCTGGGTGGATTATGCTTTTGTTCTTCTCGGGGCGAGAAACTGAATTGGGAACGCAGGTGTTCAACCTTCAGCAGGGTTTCATCAGCGCTTCGCTTATTCTTTCGGGCCTTGGACTTATGGTGATAGGGCAGGCCACAGAAGCGCTTAGCGAACTGACCAACGTGGCAAGCAAGTCCCCGTCGCCGGACAGCTCCAATTCTAAACTCAGGATGTTGGGCGATCTTACAAACGGCTTCAGCCGCGACACTGAAGCTGACCTCAAGCGCAACGCGCCGGTTGATCCCGAGCTCTGGAAATAGCGCTTTATAGACGGTGTTACTCGCGCTCATGCGGCGATCTCCAGCGGTGGCAGGCTGTCTAGGCTCATGATGAAGTCGAAGTCAGGGACCAGCGCAAACTCGCCATGAAGCTCTTGGGCTGCAAGGGCGTAAGACATGGCCGCCTCCCGCATCGTGTCGAAGGTGCCTAGGCGGTACATCTCGCCATCCACCATAATCTGGGCCCGATAGGTACCGTTCTCCCTGCGGACTACACCCTTGATCCCCGTTTTGTTGTCGGCCCGCGCCTGCTTGTTGCACATGTTCTGTGTGCGGGTTGCCGGTCTAAGATTGGTCCACCTGTTGTTCGAGCGGTCTAGGTCGATATGGTCGATATCGTGTTCGGGCCATCCGCCCGTCATGTACAGGTAGGCCAGCCGGTGGAGTAGGTACTTGCTTTCACCAATTCTGACTTGCCTGTAGCCGTCGGGATGCGGCCCACCGGCAACGCTGCCCGCTTTCGTGTAGACGTAGCCAGCGCCCTTGCCGCGCATACGATCCACCAACCACGTAAATACGCCCGTGTCAGCGTGATAGTGCAGGAGCTGTTTCAGCACTTCTTGGGTCAGCATTGGGTTGCCCTTTCGGCACGCTGCTTTGTGCTGTTGTGGTGGTGCTGACATAGAGCCTGCCAATTGGATCGATCCCAGAACAGGCGCATGTTGCCCTTGTGCGGGATGACGTGGTCCACGACGGTGGCAGGCTGTTCGCACATGGTGCACGTCGGATGCTTCACGAGGTACGCGGTGCGGGCTTCCCGCCACTTGCCGCCGTATCCACGCTCCGGTGCGGTCGGGCGGTTCTGGTCGTGGCGGGCCTTCCGCTCCCGGTCGCGCCGGATTTCGCATGAACAGCGCCTGTCGCTGGCGATGAGCTTTCCACATGCGCAGACACGGGGAGCGGCAAAGGGCACTAGTTCGCCTCCTTCAGGATGGCGTCGAGTTCATATCCCAGCACGCCGAGGATTTTTTCGAGCCCGCTCAAGCGCATGTCGTGGCCCCGATCTACCAGTTTGCGCACAACTGATCGGGAAACGCCCGCCTGCCGAGCCAACCCGTTCTGTGACACGCCCTGCTCTCGCATCAGTTCCACGACAAGCTTTGACCATCGGAAATAAGGAGTGGCTGCGGTCACGCTGCGGCCTCCCTCTTCGCTCCAAGAGAGCCAAGCACGAGCCGGAACTTGCTGTTCAGGTCTTCAGGCTTGGCTTTTGCCTTCGGCTTGTCGTCGGCAGAACCGAAGATCGTCCTCAGCATATCCATCCGACCGCTATGCGCCTTCAGGATTTCCAGCGGCATGGCTTCAAAGGTCTGATCCGGCGTCCAGCCAAGCCAGCCGGTTCCGATCTTGTAGAGACCATCAAGGAAGGACGGGAACGGGATGCTCTCGCCGCCATCGTTGGCCGGTGCCTGTGCATCCGGGTCATACCCGCCGCATGCCATCAGGTAGTCCAGAAGTGCGGCGGTCAGGCTCTCTAAGCCTGCGTCCATAATCTGTTCGGCAAGGAATGAATGCGGGTTGTGATCTTCGATGATGGCGACGGCGGCGGACAGCGAACCTTCCGACACCTGATCAGCTAGGCCGCCCAGCCCGCCCGGTAGCCGAGACAGGCGAAGGGCGTTGCGGAGCGAGGGGAAAAGCTCGATCACTTCCCCGCCTAGCTCGATCTCGATAGCGCGATCCGCAAGCCTCATGGTGATTACCCCTCTTAGGTCGGGCTAGCCGCGACTTCGATGATTGCGCCGCTGATCGCGAGCGAGAACGTCGTGGACACGATGTTGTCGGCGTCCCCGAAGTTGTTCTTGCGGCTGGCAACGATGGCGTTGAAATAGAAGAACGAGTTCTTCGGGGACGCGCCTGCGGCGGGTTTATCGTTGAGTTCGATCTTGAAGTTGTAGCCGAAGCTCGTGGCTTCAGCGGCAAGCAGAGCCGCATAGCCCGTGTCGAAGCTGTCACGGGCCACGACAAGCTCAAGACTGCCGTTGTCGCGAGAGCCCTTGAGTTTCCGGGTGTAAGCCTGATCGATGTACTTGCCCACGACGATCTCGGCTTCGGAGCCCGCCTCGCCCACGTCGCTGATGTTGGAAATCAGGGTCCACGTGTCGCCTGCGTAGGCCACGGCGGTGGTGAATGCCGTGGTCGTGCCGATGCTGACCTTGCTGTTTGCTGTGGTTGTAATGCCCATTATCTAAGCCCCTACGTTTCGAGTTGCCCGCGCCGATTAAGCGGCGGGACGTTTGAGCACGTCGCCCTTGATGACCGCGACCGAAGCCGCGATGGACGTGCCGGAATTGAGAGTGAGAACGGGCCGGATGTAGCGCTTGAAGCCCTTGTACCCGACCTTGTAGGCGGTCGAAGCAGCGAGCGCGGACACGAACGAGCCGTGAAGGTCGGACGCCGCGACGTCGGTGAACGTGCTGTTGTCGTCACTCTCCTGAAGCTTTGGCGTGAAGTTGCCGGAGGCGACGATTGCACCGGTGGTGATCGCGAGCGCGACGGAATTGCAGCCGTTCAGGTCCACGCTTGCGCCTGTCGTGGTCGCGGCAAGGACGGCGGGCACAATCGAGGTCACCACCGAAATGCTGTTTGCGAGGTCTTGCATGTGAATATCTCCTTTGAGTTCGGTGGCGGTTACGAGACGCTGACCTTGAGCTTGCGGAAGCGTGCGGCCTGCACCACAGCGCCGCCGACACGCCGCGAAGCGTGAATGCGGGTGATGCCGTTGGTGGCAAGCAAGTAGGGATTGACGAGGATGCTCATCGCAATCCGGTCAACGATGCGGTAGCCTTGGAAATCACCGAAGATGATCGGGAAGGCGTTGGCCGCGACATCCGGCATGTCGGGCAGTTCCATTACGGGACGGCCAAGAATGGTTTCCGGCTGGCCTGCCTGATAACTCGGCTGCCAGATGTAATTATTCTGGCCGTCCTTCATCGTGCGCACGACGCCAAGCGTCTTGCTGTTCATGCCCCACGTGGCGTTCGCCCGGTAGCTCGTGGGGATGGCATAGGCCAGCGCGATCAGGCTGTCGGTCGTCAGGGCACTGGCGGAGGTGGTTGGCGTGTAACCGATGTCGGCGTTCGTCAGAATTCCTTCAGGGGCTAGGTTGCCGTCGCCGCTGACGAATGCCGTGCCTTCTTTCTGACCGAAGTCATCGGCCAAGGCCAAGCGCACTTCGGCTTCCGCCTGTCCAGCGCTGTCCGCCAGAAGCTGATTGCTCACGTCTACATAGGTGTTGAGTTCGCGGACGATGACTTCAGCCTGCCCGAATGCCGGTTCAGAGCCCACCTGCGACTGCGTTTCGCCCTTCCATGCGGCGTTGGTGATCGCCGTGCGCTTTGGGTAAATCACCGAAGGCGAGCCGGTCTGACGAACCGATGCCACGCCGCGAATGGGCGAGATAAGCACGAGGTCGCGAAGGAACTCAGACGAGAGTTCAGCCGGTGCGAGATAGCCGCCCTGCGGGTCACTGGAGACGGTGAGCGTGCGCAGTTCATCTGCCGGGGCATTGTTGCCCATCCGCAGATAAGTACCGAACGCACGGCGCTCGACTGTTGGCTGATCGTCCTGGCTGTTCTGCTGAGTGGCATTCGGACGGTTGAGCCGTGTCTCGATTGCTGACAGGCGGTCGGTCACGGTGCGGAGTTCAGTTTCCTGTCGGGTCCGGAACTGTTGGCTTGCAGTGCGAAGTTCTTCGACGCCAGCGACGGCTTCAGCAATCGGGTCCGGGTCACTGTGAGTTTTGAGCGGTTCAGCGCTGCGGGTTTCAACGGGAGTAAACGCGTTCATGGGTTAACCTTTCAAAGTTGCGACGGCAGCGCGGAGGGAGGTTGTCAAAGCGGCAAGATCGGCGGGCATTCGAACGGCGGTCACACGGGAACCGGGGACGCTCGGGAATGCCACGATGCTGACTTCGTGAAGGCTGGCTTCCATGATCCTGCGAACGCCACTCTTCTGGCGTTCGTCCTTGACTGTGGAAAAGCCGATAGACAGGCCGCGAACATCGCCAGCCTGAAGAAGGGCGCGGACTTCCTGCGCCTTCGCGACCGATAGATTGAGCTTGCCCCGTGCGGTCAGTCCATCGTCGCGGACTTGGAAGGTAGACCACGAGCCGATGACATTGGCGGGGTCATGGCTCCAGAGCATCGGGACGGAGCGGCCCTCAAGTCCCCGAAATGCGTCGGGGGAAAACTCGGTGCGATAGCTGTCCACGACATTGAAGCGAACGGCAGTGCCTTCGATTTCGCCAGTGTCAGAAGGCGCGGTAAACCGGGTCTCGAAATCGAGGGTATCGCGAGAAACGACACTGTCTCGCATTTCGGTCAGGTCACCTATTGCAGCCAGTTGCGACGGTTGGGACATCAAACCCCACACATGTCGCCAAGAGCCGAGATGACCGGCGCGGCATGCATGCAAGCCAATTTCGGCCTTGATCGTCCGAAGGGTCCGATTGACGGCTCGCATATGATCCACGGTGATTTGGACGCCCGGAAACACACGTGCCGCCAGTTCGGCGGAGGTGAACCGGCTGTTCGGATGCTGTTCGAACGCTTCGCGGATACCGCGCTGAATGTGTCCGGCGCTCATTTCTTGGCCCTCGTCACTTTGATCTCGGCAGGGCCGAAGTACAGGTGGTTCATGATGTCCACGACCAGCGGCAGTGTCCGCGCCAACGGAGCTTCGGACAGGTAGACCTTGACCAGTTCGGCAGCCTCTTCCGGGTCGGTGCCCCCGCCGATCAGGGCAAGGCGAACGGTCTCGGTCAGGTCTCGGTGGTGGAACTCGTTGGCGATCAGGCGGCGGAAAATCGCACCGACGCCCGCCCCAAGCTGGCGTTCGAGTTCGAGCACCATGGGCGCGGTAAGGCGGAATGCCTTCTGTCCGTCGCCAAGGAATGCGGTATGGGCGGGGGTGTCAGACATCGGTGCTGTCCCCCGTGGTGGCCGGTTCGGTGGTGTCCGTGGCGGTCGTGGTGGTGTAGGGATTTTGCAGCGTGTCGCCGCCCGGTAGCGGGGCAAGGTTCAAACTTGCCCGCACTTCGTTGGCGGTCATGACACCCATTGACCTGTATTGACCGAATGCCGTTGCGCGGCTGGCGAAGTCGGATTTTAGAAGCGCGTCGGTCAGGTGCTCGACAAAGATGCGGTCCCGATCTTCTGGCGCGATCAGCTTCAGGGTGATCTCTGCTTCCCAACGAGCCAGCCACGGCGCAAGCGTGTAGGTCAGGAATTGCTGTCCGCCTGTCTCGGCGTTGGCCCATGTCTGGCGGCTGTAGTCCATCAGAAGCACGGGGGGGACGCGAAGGACGCGGGCCACTTCGATGATAGCCAGCGCCCAAATTTCCATGAACTGTGCGTCCACGCTACTGAAGGCCAAGGGCGTGAAGCTGCCACCTTCCTCAAGGACGGCGGTCCCGCCTGCGTTGCTGCCAACGGTCAGGGCCTGCCAAGACGCCTTCATTTTCTTGATGGCTTCAGCGCCCAGCTTTTGAGGAAACGACAGGATGCCGGACGGACGGCCACCATTGGCGAACAGCTTCGATGCGTGGAATGAAAGCGTGATCAGAAGGCCGATTGCATCGCGGGCGTCCAAGAGCGGGCTGCGGCCACAAATCGCGTCCATGCTCAGCGTAGCCGGTGCCCGAAGGTGTAGAATGTCCGTGTAGGGAATGAACCGTGCGCTTGCGCCTGCACTGCGGCGATAGATCGGTTCTGCCGTGGTCGGATTGATTTCGATGGACACTGACGACGGATGCAGCCGGTGAAGCTCGCGAGCCTCTCCGCTGCTGTCACGCGTGATCAGCGCGAAGCCGTTGCCGTAAGCGATGGCGTCGGCGGTCATGAGTTCCCGAAGCTGCGGCCCCCTCATCCATGGGGAAGCGTCACAATTCAGCAGACGGAAGGCGGGCTGATCCGGATCACGTTCACGAGCACCATCAGCATCGCGGGCATAGGCATGAAGCGGGAGGATGCCCACGGCCTGCGAGATCGCAGCTACGCCAGCCATGACGGCAGGAACGGCCAAAGCCGTGGCGGGGGTCACGGTCGCACCGGACGCTGATGCTGTAATGCCGAAGATGCTGAAATCCGAAGCGGTCGGGTCAGCAAGCGAACGCTCTTCAGCGGTCGGTGCTGCCGTGATCTCGGTCTTGAGGGGATGGCGGAAAGGCCACATGCTTGCGTCACCTGAATTTCGGTGACGCCCAATCTACGCACGTTTGGCCGGGTGTCTACAAGTCAAGCCCGGAGTGGTATCGTCTAGAGTACCACGCAAAACGTTGGAGCCTGGAAAAGGCCAAGTTATCCACAGATCGCAGTTAATCCCACCCCAAGACCTTGAGGTAGCCACTGCTCGCGTTCTTGTTCGCGGCCTTCGCCACGACGCTCTTTCCATGAATTTCATATTTGGTGCTGTCCAACCAAAAGTTCACGGCTGAGCTGAAGAACTTCAAAACGATCCTCATATCGGGGCGGGAGGGCATCTTGAACGCTGCGGCCTGATCGTTGGCCATGCTGACATAGCTTTGCCAATTGACGATCAAGCATTCGAGGATATCGGCGGCATACGTTTCAAGATCGTTCTTGGCACAATACCCCCGGAAGTCGGTCAGCATCTTCTTTTGTGGATTGGTCACGCCTGCGAATTCTCCGGGGTATTTCTTCGCCATGGCGTTTGACCACACTTCAGCGAGGTTGACTGCCTTTTCTATCTTTCCCGAAAACCCAGAATTTTTCTCGCCACCTTGTGCGATGACCGTAGGGGCAGCGCCATCGGTATTTTTCTTGTTATTTTTTATATGAAGATACGTAGTATCTTTATATTGATCCCCCAAAAGTGAGGTGGAGTGCCCCTCATTCTTGAGGTGGAGTGGTCCGCAGTTTGCAGGTAACTGCCCCGCACCTGAGGTCGATTTCTTCTCGGTCTGCGGGGACAAAATTGGTTTGCCGGTTTGCTCTTCGATGTGCGCTAGGAGGGCGTCTGTCGGACGGCAATGAAAGATTTTTAGACCCCATTCGCGGCCCCGGTTGTTGATATTTTTATACGTCGCGGTTTCGATTGCGTTACGTTGCCGAAGGCTCGCCACATGGCGTTCCAAGCTCTTTCGAGGCACGCCAAGCAATTCTGCCCAATCGTCCAGCGTCCGGTACACCCAAAACTTGCCGTCGCGATAGCGCTCTGCGTGCGGCCAAATCTTCATGAGTTCGATGAGGAACAGAACGGCTTTCGCCGGTCCGATCACGTCGGTCAGGACAGCGGTCATAGAGCGGACTTTTTCGGTCTTGATCAT